GGATCAATTACTACGACAGACGTCATTTCCATCCTGATCTGATGGATGCTACTAAGGAACTGCTGAACAAGAAAGTTCCTAGACAAATGCCGACAATAGACTGGACTGAAGACCTGTTCTACGAGTGGAACGCAGGCAACAAGCCGCAAAAGCAAAAAGACATGTTGAAGGCCGTTGAAGGCTTTGAAAATTACTCGGATAAAGACTATTCGAGAAAGGACATCTTCGTCAAAGTTGAAGCTTTGCTTAAGCGTCACAAAGATATTCCTGAACCATCGCTCACGTCGTGGGCTGGTCGTATAGTCAACAATTCAAGTGATATTCATAATGCCATATCGGGCCCGATCATATCAGAATGCTTGAAGCGGTTAAACCTTGCTTTGTCGAAGCAAGAGGGACGCCTCAAAATGTCCCTTGCCTATAAGAAGCGAACCACTCAGATCGCGAAAGAAATGGGGTCCGTAAAGCCCCAAATGGTCATCGAAGCAGACTTCTCCGAGAATGACATGCGTCAGTGTAAAGACGTTATTCATGTAGAACGCCTATGGTTAGAAAGACTCGGCGCACCCAGGTGGCTCCTGGACATCATGTACAAGGCCAATAAGTACACGGTGTATAACAAAACCCATGCCTTTAAGGGCAAGGTTCGTTACCAGCTGCCGTCAGGGTCGACTTCCACCACTTTCCGTAATAGTGTGTGGAACATGACGATTTTCTATTCATGGGCCAGGAGGATAAACGCTGAAGGCGTTGCCTACTTCCTCGGCGACGACATGGTCGCCAGCATATCAAAATCCCGTTGCTACTCTACCAAACAAGGTAGACGCTACGCTCGCCGCCTGTATGATATGCAAGCAAAGAGGGCGCGCATGAGCGCTAAGGTAAAGGTGCATAGCCATTTGGTTAGCGCCGAATTCCTGTCCAAAGTGTTCATCCCCTCTTCGGAACAATTCCAACTCTTACCCAAGTTTGGTCGGGTATTCGCACGGTTCAACGTCAGACACACGTTTAACCAACAGATATCCGATGAGGAGTATATGGCTGGAAAATGCCTCTCCATCGCTTGGGAGTATCGGCACCTGACCGATATTGTTGAAATTTTGTACGAGCGCTTTTTATCTACAGGAGTAGAAGCAAAACGGGTGTCACGTGAGTCCCTTTCATGGGATGTCAGACAGCATTTAGCGTCCGACACTGTGAAAGAGCTGCTAACCGAGATTGGTACCTCGGAAGGCATATCTTACGATGATATGTGCGCGTTCACCTACGAACGGTATGGTGAACCGTATTCAGATTTGTTGGGGATTGTGAGGGACGTAGTGCTTGGCGACGAGGACATATCGCTTATACGCTACGCTCCCTATGCTGCTGCCGACTACTGGTGAACTCGGTAGAAGAAAACTTCCGGACAAAGTTCCGTAGCCAAAACCCCTGTGTGGAGAATCTCCAGGGCAATTAAAAAAAATTGAAAAACACCTCCCCCGCGGACGCGGATTAGGG